CACTTTACGAATGGAACAGCAAATCAACACCTGTTGCAGAAGAAGTGAGAGTTTGTTGTTAGTCTCCGCCACCTGGGGGAGGAATATCTAAGACTGCCCGCATGTCTCGCTGGATGTTTTCAATATTGCGCATGACATTGTCAAAACGTGCGTCTAGATCTCGAATGTATGTTTCAAGCTTTACTAAACGTGTTCCATTGTAAATCAGCCTATGACCGCATTGATGGCAGCTATAAAACTTGCCATCTTCGGGGTTCAGGATAGAAGCATGTGTGCACTCCATTTTGTTGAAGTGAATTTCATTCCAACAAAACGGATCCATTTTGGAATCCTTTTGATGTTTATAAAAATGCCTACGAATATGTGGTTGCTCATGTCATTGCGTGATGGAGATATTTTGAATTGCATTTCGATTACAAATAACCGAAATGTTGCATTTGATACTCTTGTCGAGCACATGGAGCAAGATCAAACAGATAACCGGTGGTATAAGATTGTAAGCTTTCAGTCCGATAGAACAATTTCTGTAGGAGATGATGCATGGATTGTAATCAAGAATACAGAAGAAGAAGGATTCTCGCGTGTCGTTGTTGTTGGCATATATGACCAATATGAAACAATCCCAGAACAAATACGAGACAATGATGATGACTATATTGTTGATGGTATGAAGGTCGTTTAAAAATTCAATTCTCCATATGAATATTCAACTCCATTTACAACAGGAAATACTCGTATTCTATACGGAGTTCCAGAAACCAAACTTCCAACATAATAATAACCAATTGTAGTCTGTTTGTATGAAAGGTTTATTTTTTCGTTTGTAGTCAAATTTGTAATTTCAAATCTAAAATGTTCATCATCTATAAATTGATAATTAAACACGATTGTAAATCTTGCCGTTTGGCTGTTTATAAACCCACCGGATACAACTGGAACTGGAATTCCGGATGTAAGTGGAACACATCGTACATCATATATTCTCCTTGGGAACAAAACAAATCCTGTTTCTAATTTGAATGGACATGTTTGTTTCATACCTTTACTACAGCAGGGGTATTTTCTTGTGCTTCTTTAATTTTTTCTTCCTTTTCTTTTTGTTTGGCCAATAATGCTTCTTTAAAACGTGTGGCTTCGTCTACACTCGGAACACATATTTTATGACCGGATTCGGAATACAATGAATATACACCTGCAATACATCCGAGAGTCATAACATATCCTATTGAAACCCAAGAGGGATTGGCAATACCAAACATTGTAAAAAATCTATCAAAATACACCCGAATGAAATCAAAAGGACGAATGACAATCCACGCAGTAGTTGGATATACTGCCCATATTGCTCCCTGTATGGCATTTTCTCGGGCGTCAACTTTTTGACACTGAGAAAATGATGCATACGCAGAAAATCCATATCCCAAAAGAAAAAACAAGGTGTATATTGCTATACTCAACGAAATATAGTATGCATAGTCGTTTAATGAATTAAACATTGTTTTAACGGAGTATTATTCTTTTGGAATACGAACTTCAAATGTTTGCGCCATAGAGGCAAGTGCTTGAAGCATTGTGTTTCTTTCAGTGTAATGCGGGCGTGTTAAAGTCATACAATCAGTCAATGTTTTCCATCCAATTGCGGATATCTCTCGTTTTTGCATGTTTGTAAACTTTTGATGAATGTCTATCGTCATCGGATTAGAAACAAGTCCTACAAAATACCGATGTCTATACATTACATTGTTTGTTCCTGGAAATGTTTCTTCCAGTTTTACACCTTTTATGAGTATAAATGCATTTCTTGCAATGTTTGTTTCTTCTTTGAATTCTCTTTCTGCACATTCATCATCGGACTCTGAACGAAATCTTCGTCCTTTAGGAAATCCCCATTCTGGTTCAGTATAACATGAAACGGCATCCTCAATAAGATGACGAACACAATCGTATTTTTCTTTTGAAATCTTTAATTCTTGTTCATGCCGTTCAGCATGTGCCCATAATTTCGTCCACAGGGCTTCAAATGGTTCACATTTGAGCTTGTGTAATTCACTTTGTGTCATATTTTCCAAGAGTGTTTTGACATACACATGATCACATGCTTCATAACGGCCTCGCATGAATTCCGTATAAGACATGCTATCTCGTCGCCTCACCATAAGAACCTCAATATTTTTGACATCAATTGGAAGGGGACAGGAATTGTGTGGATTTTCACGATTCCGGATTAATATAATTCCACACGATAAAACTGGGTCACTGCATTCACGAAATGCATGTCCTTTTAATCCACAATTATTGCAAAAGATTGTTGACATTTATAACTAATTTATTTATAGACATTTTGAATTCCGTTTTTACCTTGTTTAAGATAATGAACACGGGGCTTATTGTAACATCTGTCATATCGGGAGTAGTAGTTCTTGGGCTGGGATATTATTATTTTGTAAGAGCCACAGAGACACCTTTTACGTCCCGCATGTTGTCATTTTTCACATACTCGGCACTTGTGCTTCTTTTGGCTTTTGGGTCGTATTTCATATACATGGGTGTCCTAGGCGATACATCCTCAACTGGAAATCTTTCACCCACGCCCACGGATAGCAAGAATCCCAAGATAATTCCTGGAGAAAGTGCGCCGTCGGGTTCAAATTATGGAATACAATGGTGGATGTTTATTGAAGATTGGAATTACAAATTTGGAGAAGAAAAGCCAGTCCTTCGCCGAGGCGACAATCCATATGTATATTTGCATCCCACAGAAAACAGCTTGTGTGTCAAGATAAAAGTGTTCTCTGGCTCTGCAGGAGATGAAATGTCATCTGCTCCTGCTCCAACTAGTGCAGACGGAAGCGCAACCGACGATTCATTCACATGTGTAGTCAAAAATGTACCACTGCAAACTTGGTTTTGTGTTTCCCTGTCAGTGAGCGGTAGAAATCTTGACATTTACAAGGATGGACTACTTGTTCGCTCTTGTTTGTTGCCCGGAGTACCGAAATTATCGTCAGGAGGAAACCTGGAAATAATGCCGGGAGGTGGATTTTCAGGCAATGTAATTGATGCATATTATTTTTCCAGATCACTCAAACCAGTAGACGCACAATCCTTCTGTAGCCGAGGAACATCGGGTGTCAATTATACGAATACAATGCCGTCTCGTCCGTTGTTTGGGTACAAGGTAAAGTTTGGAATAACTGATAGCAGTGGAAAACAAATAAAAGAATACACCTTTTAAACAATGGAACTACGAACAATTTTATTGTCTCTTATGACATTGATTGTTGTTGGTCTTGTAATAATAATTATATATGAACTCACATATGGCGGAGGCATAACCACCCCTTCACGAACGGCACCGCAAAAGACGAGTGTTCAGATTATTGGGAATTTACATCACGGAGACGAACGTATGAAGTTTGAAAATGACCTGCCAAAGTCGCAAAATGAAGAAGACGGCATAGAATATTCATATGCGTGTTGGTTGTTAATCAATAATTATTCGGATACATCAGACGTTCCTATAATTTATGTTCGTGGAAGAACCGATTTATCTCTGCAGTCACCATCAGTAACTCTAAGAAGAGACAGAAATGAAATTCATATTCTACAGGATACCTTCAATTCAAAGGAACCCGGCAAAATAGTTATAACCAACCTTCCCGCAGGAAAATTAATTCATATTGTAGTCAGCATCAAACAGGCATCTATGGATGTATACATTGATGGACTTTTATACAAACATCTAACATTGTCTTCTCTTCCTTTCCAAAACAACGAGCCCATGTACATTGCGGAAAACGGCGGATGGCATGGAATGATAGGTAGTTTTGTGTACTATAATTATGCGTTGTCTCCTGATGAAGTTCGTAAATTATCACAACAAAAGCCCACTAGAGATCCAAATGATTTACCGCCATATCCTCCGTACTTGGACACTTCTTGGTGGATAACCAAGTACACTTAAAGCGTCATTTGTAAATTTCCAAGGGCCGCGTTTGCATCGGCTTCTCCTTTTTTGAGATCATTTCTTGTCTCTTCAAAATCCTTTTCCAAGGTATCTAATCTAGATGTTATTTGTCCTTGACCTTCTTCTAGTTTAGATATTCTCATTACAGGATCTTCCATGTGTTCTCTGCGTTTTGAAAGCAGTACTAATATCAACAATGAAAGAACTACAAATAACACCAATAACAACTTTCCTTGCATTATAATAATGTCAACAGGTTGTTATGCAGTTTCATTGTATTCAAAAGATGAAACACAAAATTTCACTCAGCAAACACGAGATGCCTCAGATGTCACGCGAATGGTTAAACAGCAAAAAATGCGTGCAAATTATCTTGACCAAAAAAATCCGGGAGCAGTACCCCTACAGAACTTATATTTAGTTGCACATACCATTGCGCCAGTTTCTCCGGCAATGACTCTCATGGCCGGACTTTCATATGGAAGATGTGTACCAACTACAAACTGCCAAGTTCCAAGAGGCGCATTTAGTATGCAATATGCATCGAATGTTGTAATCAATCAGTATCAGTAGTAAGTTCTACGTTTACACTGGATTTCATAGTCTTACGGAGATTTTCTTTAAGTTTATGTTTTTGTGTCTTTGTGGCACTTCCGGGTTTATACGAAAAAAAGAACTTTAAAAATTCCAGTGAGTTCTTGGGTAATTTTTCATATAATTCTCCCTTGTGCTTTTTCATTTCAATGAGACTTTCTTGGTGTCCAATGCAGTCCAGTGGTGTCAATATTTCAAATCGTCTGCTTGTAGAACTTGCCAAATCCACTAGGCGCTGACAAATACATATTATTCGATTTTCATCAAATCCTTCCATCATGTGTGAATCCGCATAGACAAATGCAAAGAAAAACTGCAATAACGTCGGTATAGATCCAACAAATAATCCCGAAGATAATTTGTGATAACTATGGCATGCCGTGGCCTCAAAAAGTCGTACAGCAAGTCTATTGTCAACCAATATATCTGTATGTTTGGGCAATAATTCTGCATATGGTTTGAATTCAACTGCCGTTCCCTTGAAGACATCTTGTATTTTCTTCACTGCCTCTTCAAACTTTTCTGGGATAACCAATACGTCAACGGGCGTTTTCCATACATTTGAGCGTTTTTTAGAATGAAAGTCCACAGCATGTGTTCCAAGTAAAACAATGCCTTCTTTGATGAGTATGGCTTCAAGTTTTTCTCGTTGAACATCAGACATTGTAGAATATCCTTCTTCGCCGTGTTCTTTGCATTCAATGGGAAATGTTTTATTCAACAAAAGAAGTCTTTTGTATACCTTTGACCATCTAGAAACATCACCACGAGGTCTTGACAATTCAAGATACATGGACATTCTCAAGAAATTTGGAGAAACATAATGAATTTTATCACGAACAATGTCTTCTTTCCAAAGTTTTTCAAAAATAGAAGATTCCAAATACGTAATATCTGCTACTCCGGTGTAATTTACAAATACTTTAAAGGTCATCAAGTGATTTCCAGGCTTTACTTCAATAGAACGAAATCCTAATGAATAAAATCTATCTGCAAGTTGAAGCGCGTGTTCTTGCGGAGTCTGACTATAAAAGTCATAATCTGGAATATCATAATTTGGATCGTAAAATCTGTGTTTTTCTTCCAAAAGATTATTTATTGCCGTGCCACCATAACACAAAACTTTCTTTTGTTGCAAAAATTCTTTGACAACCTTTAGAATTTTTCGTATCGTAGGATCATTTGCGCTCTCGTAGTCTATCTTGTTTTGCGCCGTTTTAATGAGTTCTTCCATTAATAGAATGTTGAGAAAATGGATTGAAATGAAATTTCCTCGCAGATGAGCAAGGATAAAATGCCTCGCGCAAAGAACACCCCCCCAGCAGATGACAACAAGAAAAATAAACGCTATAATCTACGCAGTAAGGAAGAGACACTTCGTTGGGTTGACGATGATACATTGTTTGACGACGATGACGACGACAGCACATATGATGGATCTTCAAGCGAGGAAGATACCGAGGTGCACGGCATCAAAGTTCCGGCAAATCTTCCTGTCTCTGTAAAAATTCATCTACATACAAACGTTGACACCGAAGAAGAATATAGTGACGAAGAAGATTACACCAGCGACGAAGACACTAGCGACGAAGAAGATAATCTACAAATACTCGCCAAACTACTCGGCCGTGGTCAATCTGGCGGACCCGTGTTCTTCATAAAGGACAATGACGGAAAGAACACACGAAAGAATAAAAAGGAAGAAATTCCTATCAAATTATCCTTGCGTGAACGTGCATACTTTGACGACCTTACAAAGACACGTCAAAAGGCATTCGTAAAGCAAATGAAATTGGTGGCGGATATCATTGGTGAAAGTGAAATTCCATTGAAATTCCGAGCACTGAGTCTGAATGCATCGCCAAGTGTTCAAGCAGAAATCATACGAAAAGTTGACATGATTAATCGTATGGGAAATGACAATGGTGAAACACAGAAACTGCGAAACTGGGTAGATGGAATCATGCGTGTTCCGTTTGGAAAGGTCATTCCTCTGCCGGTTACGATGGAAAATGGCACAGAAAAGTGTGCAGAATTCTTGAAGACAGCTACAAAGAATCTTGATATGGCTACGTATGGTATGATACCTGCAAAGACACAAATCATGCAAATTCTTGCCCAATGGGTTTCAAATCCTTCATCCGTTGGCAATGTTATTGCAATGAAAGGACCAATGGGTACAGGCAAGACATCATTTGCTCGGAATGGTATTGCAAAAGTACTTGAGAGACCATTCATGTTCTTCTCTCTCGGCGGTGCAACAGATATTGCTCATTATACTGGACACTCGTATACATATGAAGGTTCAACTTGGGGGCGTATAATTGATTCAATTATGCGTGCAGGTTGTATGAACCCAGTCCTGTATTTTGATGAACTTGACAAGATTTCTGGTACTCCGCATGGTGAAGAGATTACATCGATGCTAATTCACTTGACCGATCGCAGTCAAAATTCTCACTTTCACGACAGGTATTTTGCAGGAATAGAATTTGATCTCTCACAATGTTTGTTTGTGTTTTCATACAATGACGAAAGCAAAATTCATCCTGTACTAAAAGACCGGTTGACAACTATTCAATGTTCGGGATACAAGGAGGATGAAAAGAAGATAATTGTAGCCAATTACATTTGGCCGACAATACTAAAAAATGCAGGCATCTCGCGCGAAGATCTCAGCGCAACCGAAGAGGCCGCAGAGTACATTATCAAGGAATATTCAAAAGAAGAAGAAGGAATGCGAAATTTAATTCGTATTGTAGAAGCAGTTGTATCACGTATAAATCTCATACGGCTTTCAGATGAAGAAAGTGCCAAGAAATATAAGTTCTATGTGCCCATAAAGTTTCCTGTTAAGCTTACACCTGACATTGTCAAGAAGATTTTAGTGGATGTCAGCCCAAAGCACGATGAATCTTGGCGTTCAATGTACACATAAAAAGACATTGAAAAATACAAATGTCTCTAAAGGAAGAAATTCAGTTTGTAAAACGGCACATGCGAAATCGTTTTTCGCTTATGATTGCCAGTCATATTTCAGATGGAATTTGGAGTGTATATGAAAATGCACGCGGTATATGCGAAAAGAATAGACAGGAAGACCAGACGCTCAAGACATTTCAAAATTTATTAACTCGTATTCCGCAATGGAGTGAAGAAACTCTACGCGATGAAGTCAAGCGTATCACTATTGCTTCAAAATGTTCGTATCTTGAAGAATTATTGACAGGTGTTTTATTGACATACCTTCGGGCTTTTGCGACCGTCCAATATAGACATGTAGAAGACAATATTGATGTTGAATTTGAAAGACCTCCTTTGCCCAAGTTTATTCATGAGCTCTACAAGGAAGTAGCACGCAAATCATGGGAACATGCGTATTTATATAGAACAATCGGTATTTCAAGCGAACAACAGGCAAGAAATCGCAAAGAAATCGAAACACTTATAGATTTATCAATTGACTCTGTATTGGATTCCTTTTTGCCTTGGGAGAGTATTGTCAAGAATTACTTTTCTGAAGCTCCAGAGCCCGTTGATGAAGAAGAAGTACCGGAAGCAAAGAAGTCCGTACAATTTGATGTAGAAGAAGACGAGGAAGAAGAACCAACGCTGAAATTAACAGATGAGGTTGTTACATTGGATGTTCCAGATTTAGACGAAAAGGAAGAAGCTGTAAACTTACAACCCGGTGAGGATTCGCTCGTTCTAAATGTATAAAAAAGTTCAGAAAGTAGGTTAAATGCTAGATATGAACGTTTTATTGTTAATTATAGCCGTTGCCGTGGGCAGTGTTGTCATATATGCGATTGAACGTTATACACGCAAGAAGGTATTTGATGTGTTTGATGCCGCCAAGATAGGGATTGTATCCGGAGCAGGTGCCGGTGGTATATTGTATGCGACCGGTGGGACTCCAGAAGTAATAACAAATGCGATATCTTCAACCGCACAAGATATGTTTGTTGGAAAACCGGCGTTTTGAGCAAAACGGATTGAATAGTTTCCAGGAGAACGAAAGGCCTGTTTCTAAGATGACTAGCATTGTCCTCATGGATCTGAACCGGGCTAGCTTGGATATATGTGATGCGTTTGAGGCCGGAAAGGAGATACGGCTTTGGCTTATTCAAGAATGGAGTTATCTTGAAAGTGTTTGTTATGAGGATTACTTGGACGGAACAAGTAATAACCGAGTAACGCCACAAGTAGAATACCAGCCTCTTTTGGATAATATTCGTAAAATTGTCAAGGAACTTTACGATGCACCAAAGTTTCTTGCTTTGATTGACAACTGGGTATTGTGTTATGATGCCTATTCAACTTGGCTACAAAATGATCCAATTAGTCGGGAAGATCTTAATGATATGTGGCTTTCTCAATATTGAAAAGTATAAAAAAATAAAAATATAAAACTTTTTCAGTAATATAAATGCTCTATATGTGGGCCATATTAGCAGTAGTGCTTCTTGCGGCGTATATATACTCAGAAAGTGGAAGTCAGAAAATTACAACCGAACGAGCAAAGGCTCTCATAAAACAAGGAGCAAGTGTAGTTGATGTTCGTACTGACATAGAATGGAATTTAGGACATTACCCAAATGCCATTCACATTCCTACAGCAGACATAAAACATCAAAACTTCTTGAAAGACAAGAATGAAGTTATCATAGTATATTGCAATACTGGACAACGAGCTCGTGTGGCCGCCGAAGCCCTGCGAGATCAAGGCTTTAAGAATGTATTCTATATTTCTTCGACTTATGTATCGCTCTTGTAATCTATATTCAAACAAGAATCACTCACGGGTATTCTACCACGGAATACATATGGTCCTCCAAATTTTTCAATTTGTTTTCTTGGAATGGCAGTATCCTTGCAATACTTTGCAATAGCCTTGTACAATGTAAATCCTGTATATCTTTCGTGTGTATCCTTCTTTTTCAGATTACGAAACAAAATAGACGTTCCATCTGGAAGTGTCATCCATGACATAAATAGCTGAAATATAGGGTCTTCTTTATAACGATCACACAATGGTCCATCTGGAAATACATCCCAAAACATGGATGTTGCCAGACGAACTAGATCAAAAGACGGATTGGGTTTGATTTCAGGATACTTTGGATTATAAAATGGTCCATAATTATATTGCCCACCTGCTTCCTCTTCAAAGTCAAATTGGCTTGACATGAATGTCTTTGCCTCTTTCATTTTTGGTAGCTTGATTGAAAAACAAGAACGTTCAAAATCAATGATTTTAATTAACTTTCCAAACGTCGGAACACGATATACCTTTCCAGATAAGCTATAATACAAGAATTCTTTGGAAGTATCAACATACATTACATTCATTGCATGGAGGTCATTGTGAACAAATCCAAACATTCTTTGTGCAAATGCCAATGCAAATACTACTTGCACTAACCAAGCAGAACGTTTTTCTGTTTCCTTGTTTTCCTTAAAAAGATCAAAAAGTGTTGCCTTGCATTGTTCCATGACGGTCACTTGAACTGGACAATCTTTAAAGGATGCAAAAGCAAAATCTTCTTCTTGTTCTTCAAATCCAATGCCGTCTTCATAGTGTTCAGAACTTCCCGAATCGGTATGGATGTCAAAAATATATCTTGTAGAACATTCATCGCTTTCATCTTCATCCTCAATTGCAGTTGGTGTAGTTGGAAGTTCAATGGGCACTTCAACAGGAATTCCTTCAATGTCTTCTACTTCTATGCGTTCATCGGTATCCTCAAGTGTTAACAATGGAAGCTCGGGTGTTTTTAATTTGAGATCAAAAAAGTGCCCGATATTCTTGGAAAACCAATGCCTATCGCACAAGTCTTCATAGTCATCTGAAATATTCAATGTAAACTTTTCAGATATTGCAGAAAATACTCCATATACATCGGGAAAATGCGAACATTCACTTTCAGAAAGTGCCACAGATATTAAGCTTCCAATGTATGCAGAATTATTAGGAGATTGAATGTAATTATTCTGTGTCAATCCAAATACTCCAAAGTCTCCGTGCATCACTCTATATGGAGGAAGAATCATACTTATCTTTTTGTGAATTTTCTTTTGATTTCCAGAGGCATATATGGTGTCCTCGCCGGATATAGTTTGAATGTTTTCACGGGTCTTGAGGCCATAATGAAATGGCACTCTAACATTGTCCAACTTAAATAGCTTGTCAATAGATGGAAAATAAGGTTGTATTTTTCTAAGACCCCAGTGCTTTTGACATTGTTCCTGCAAGCCATGTAAATTGGATATTCTATGAACATCAATGTAAGAAGTTGTAGAACGGAGTTCAGGCATTACTCTTACCCCCAAAATATTGATGATGTTTTTTACGCTGTTCACTGCTGTACTTTAAACTCAAATCTAATATAGACCCCTCTGCCGGAAGTATAAAGTCAAAGTAGCCACCGAAAACAATGTCGTATAAGTGTTTCAATTTATTGCCAAAGTCTTCCAAGAATAAAAAGATTGTAAACATGAAAAACAATCCCGTGGCATAGGTGTCAACAAACCCAACAGCTCGCTGATCTACAGGTATAATTGGGGCAAATGTATTAATGAAATACGAAAACCAAAAGGCAGTCATTCCAATAATTCCGATTTCTACGACGACATCAAACACCTTAAAGTAAATCGTTTTTCTTTCCCAATCCTTTCCATGTGGATCTGTGTCATTGTATACATCAAACATGTAGTACAACAAGTAAGAAAGAAGACCACCTGCAAATGTAAACAATACCGACAGACCCGCAATGTTCATTGAGAGACGAACAGAGTCATCCAAGTCCAGTTTGGAATGATATACATGATATGCGTATTTTGTCATTATTTCATTCTATGAAAATTATAATGGACTTCAAGATACGAAAATTCAACATGGAAACCATCAAAGAACGTTGCGCGATGGACTCGCATAAATCTCCAATGATAGTTATTATAGGCAAAAAGGACACCGGAAAATCCTTCTTGACACGTGATATTCTCTTTCATACACGAGATTGCTTTCCGGTTGGGACGGTCATATCCGGAACAGAAGTTGCCAATGAATTTTTTCAGCATATTGTTCCATCAAAGCTAATTCATGACAAGTACAAACCAGAAATCATCATGAATGTTATCAAGCGACAACTCACTCTAAAACAACATCGTAACCGGACAAAAAATACTTCTATTGACCCACGTGCTTTTTTGATTCTTGATGACTGCCTATATGATGCAACATGGATTCGCGAGGAATCCACACGTTACGTATTCATGAACGGACGACACGTTGACTTGAGCACAATTATCACTATGCAATATCCTCTTGGTATTACTCCAAATCTACGTACAAACGTAGACTTTGTATTTATTCTTCGCGAAACAATTCTCGGAAATCGTAAAAGAATCTACGAGAATTATGCCGGCATGTTTCCAAGTTTTGAAATGTTTTGTCAATTTATGGATCAATGTACAGAAAACTATGAATGCCTAGTCATTTGCAATTCAAGCTCATCAAATAGACTTGAAGATCAAGTTTTTTGGTATAAGGCGTCAGAACATCCTGACTTTCATTTGTGTTCGGATTCTTTGTGGGTTGACAATAAACCTTTTACTTCAACTATGCTCTCAATGACAGAATATAACCCCGAATTAGCTCGTCCAAGTAAAGGACCTTCTATTTTTGTCAAAAAAGGCGAATGATTTACTCGCGCATCGCACCCTCTGCCGGATGCACTGGTGTGGAAAGATTTTCATATTCACGATTGCGACGATTGTTTTCTTCGCGCTGACGCTGAATGGCCTGCTCGCGCTCTTCCGCAAAGAACAATTCACGATTGGACTCATTTTCCTTGTACTTGCGCATAATCTCATTGAGCTGTGCATTTGCATATTCAACATTCTCCATGAGATGTTCAGAAGGCTCCCAAGGAAGCCAGCATCCGACACGGCCAATCACAAGATTGTCCTTGGGATACTTCCGCGACAGCACCTTGCACCAAAGCTGGGCCTCCTCATAAGACGGAAAACACCTGCGGATCTTAACACCGCGAATATTGCACTGGAAATTGACATCTCGGTCAAATGCCTCTTGCACCTCCTTTTCGTGCTTTAGCAGGAATACCTGATATTGTTCGGGAACATCCGTCTTCTTGATTTCCTCCTTGTGTGTCTTCTCAAAGTCACGAAGATCCTTCATAATGTCATCAACCTTGATGGAATACTTTTGAGAAAGATACGCAACAAAATGCTCCATGCCCTTTACCTTCCAATCATAGTCCAACCACTGAATGAACTTCTGAAAGAAGTAATCTTGTTTCCGCTGGATTACCTTTTCGGGCGAAAGAAAACTTACAATACAATATCTCTGATTTGGAAGCTCGGGATCTTCATCAAGGTAATCAATAATACCGCTCTCATCGGATACTGGAAGTTCAACCCGCTTGCTCATTATACATCTCTAATTAGCTATTCTTAAAATAGAAACGCACTACTAAAATAATGTGGAATTGTTGTTCCGGTTTTGATTACAATATGATTGAGGCTACTGCTATTGAACCAACGCCTGATGGACATGTTGCAGACATTCATGGTCTACGATACAAAGAACCACGAACCAAAGACATGGCAATCGTATTTGTATTATTCAATCCATCCTGTTCAAAGCGAATAATCATGAACTACTTTTATGCTCTTGAGAAATTCAGGCTTGCCAACATGCCCTGCTTTACAATAGAATTACTATTTCATGACAATCCTCCAGAAATACGAGATGCCATACACATAAAATGCAGTAGTTATTTATTTCACAAGGAACGCCTGTGTCGTATTGCTGAAAAAATGATACCTTCGTCATATAAAAAAATATGTTTCATGGATGCAGATATTGTCTTTGACAATCCTACTTGGTATGAACGAACGTCAAATCTCTTGAGATTTTATGACGTTGTACAGCCATTTTATATTGCATCGTGGTTGAATCTGTCATATAAAGCAACAACTCAAGAAAGACTTTCTGTCATTTTTATGGACAAAAATAAGTACTACAATCCAATCTTTCATCCCGGATTTGTTTGGGCATTCAAGAGAGATTGGTATAAACAAAATGGGTTCTTTGATTATGCAATCACCGGAAGTGGCGATACGCTTTCCGTGGCGGCGTGGATGAATGTTGAATTCAAAACGGGATACTTGAAACCTGCATATGTTGCGCCGTATAATGAGTTTCGTAAAAATCTAAAATTACCCAAGATTACTGCTACAGAAGGTAAAATTTATCACCTGTGGCATGGCAATAAAACAAATCGCAAATATGTACTTCGCCACGAGATTTTGAATGACATTCCCGATGTGCGAAATATTTTGGCAACAAATTCAAGTGGTGTATTTGAATTGCTAAATCGCGATGTAAATGCAAAAATGAAATTATATTTTGATGAACGAGAAGACGATTTATAAAGACTTCAAGTACGTTTTGTATATCTTCATTGCAGATCTCATTCCGGGAGTTTGATTTTTATTGTATTTTGCACGATTGTACATGACCGACGCAAGAGTTTTTCGCCAAGCTTTGCGAGTGCGCTTGATCTTTTTTATAGATGAAATTGCTTTTTTCGCAGTTCCATATCCAAGTCCTGGAACACGAGGATTTGGGCTTCCTGAGAATAACTCGCTCATTATTTTCTAGTACATCGAATAAACATGATGGTAATGGCTTTATATGCGGCAGTGTTGTTCTATCTGCTCACTCCGGGTGTACTTGTATCTCTGCCTCCGGGAGGCTCTCTGATGACAACGGCACTTACACATGCCGTTGTGTTCGGCCTGGTATGGATGTTAACTCATAAGATGGTATGGAAATTAGTTTCTGGTTCTAAGTAAATTTTCTCTTGAATTAAACAAAATGCCAGAGCAAGCCCCTCCTTCTATGGGAATTGATTTATCCGCCGTGGTCGTTCGTTTAGTAAAGTATGCCCTTGAGGGTCTGGCGGTAGCTGTTGCCTGCTACCTCCTGCCCGGCAAGAAGATGCAGGTAAGTGAAATCGGAATGGTCGCCCTGACGGCACTCGCTGTGTTTGCCATCCTGGACATCTATGCCCCGTCGGTTGGTTCGTCGGCGCGCACGGGTGCGGGCTTTGGTATCGGTGCAAACCTCGTCGGCTTTCCCAAGCTATAAATTTACACACTAAACACGAAAAATGTATAATGATCCGGTGTAACGGAACCTGGTATGTTCTGCAGGAAAAAGTTGCCCTTCCTGTGATGTGGTCAGTTGCAAAAGGTGTTGACCCAAACAAAGCATCACGAGAATGGTATGCACATCAGCGAAAATTAACTTCATTGTTATACCCAAAGGATGGCAATTGAACTTTGGAAGACCTGCCTGTACGCAGGTGGTGCAACATTATTCTTTTTATTTGTATTTGTAAGTTTCTACTGGGCGTTCAGAGGATTTCCGCCTGCGTCGAGAGTTGTAATACAATCTATACCAAAACAAAGCGACAAAAAGCAAGATGAAGCAACCTTTTACTTTTTTTACGTAGATTGGTGTCCATATTCACAAGAGGCAAAGCCAAAAATTGAAAGCCTTCGTGAATTCGTAGCAGATTACACATATGGTGGAAAGTTTGTGCACGTAGAATTTGTAAATTGCGAAGTAGACAAGTCAAAGTGTGAGTTATATAAAATTGATGCATATCCTGCCTACAGACTTGAAACATCTCAAAAGTTGTATACCTATGAAGGCCCCGCGAATGTTTCAGTGCTCCGAGAATTCTTGCGAAGTGCACTTGGTGCAGAAGTCATTCATACACTCGTATCCCCTGTCAATTAATGCTTGAAAGGTCTCAGAAATGTTCCAAAAATAAAAGTATGGTGTATCAGATTCTTCTAGACAACATGTATTTTGTGGATATTTTTTTAGTATTTTCTTTATGCCACGTACTGAATGAACACTGAATACCCTGGAAAAATAGTCAGTTTTATTAAGCTGTGAACACAATAAAAAGAGCGTATTCGTCGGATCTTCAACTGCAGTTGATATATCTGTACACAAAACGGCTCCGTCTACATAAGTTGTAGAACCTATGATATGAGGTGTAAATACAAACGGAAGGGCAAAAGATGCTCGAAGTGCATCCCATACATATGTATTTCCACCAAATATTACTGGTTTGGTGTTTGTGAGGTCTGTTGCGATAATATGCAATGGAACAAGAGCCTCTGAAATCCTCAAAGAAGGCAAATGTAAATCTTTTTGAGAGAATTTATCTATCAAAAATGTATGCATTTTTTCACCAACTTCAATACCATAATTAGCATGTAGTCCAATAACGGAATCAAGACGAATTGGTTCAAGTATATTTTGTATCTGTGAAAGTTCGCTTAACATCATATGAAGTTCGTCAATTGAAAATCCAAATGCTACAAATACTCCTATGATTGCTCCAATAGAAATTCCATAAATTCCGTCTCGAAATATTTTATGTAGATATTTTTCATTGCAGTGTTCACTAATACGAAGAAGAGCTCCTAATTGAAGCGGTCCTCTCATGCCACCTCCATTTAATGCCAATGTGGTATACATTGTCTGTATCTTTTCTTTGAATATGTAAATGTTGAAAGCAAAGGATCTCTGGAAACAGGCCGACGAACAGCATCTTATAAAAATGAACGCAATGAAGCCCGTGCTTTGTAATTTATTTAACCAACTGAAAAATCACGCGGCCAGAAATCCAGAAGCACCCTATTTTGTTTTTGATGTTCCAAGTTATGTATTTGGATATCCATTGTATGACCATCAACAAGCAGTAAAGTACGTAAAAGAAACACTTGAAGAACAAGGTTTTCAAGTTTGGATATCCGGCGTATCTACATTAGTCATATCGTGGATTAAGCCTACAAATAAGGAAAAGACTACGAGATTTGTATTGCCTCAAGGTCCTTCGTATCGCCCGTTTGTATACGATGATAGCATGATGAATTTCCTGCGTTCAAAAATTGAATGATAAAAACGAATTAAAATATACATTTTATGATGAACTTCAAAATGTGCGATCACCCAGAAAAGTATGTTGTAATTGATGAAGGACAAAATGTATGTACAAAATGTGGAATGATAATGGAACAATTTATAACACAAGAAGCAGAATGGAGATACTATGGAGTTGAAGACCGAAATGAAGATCCAACTCGTGTAGGATTTTCTGTTAATCAACTTTTACCATATTCCAGTTATGGAAGTATGGCGATGAATAAAAAAGTAACATCAGATTCTTTCAGAAGTATTCAAAGACTATCCTCGTGGTCGCTTGCATCACATTCAGAGCGTTCTTGGCTTTCTGCAATTGACATTATGTCGGGATATGCGTATCGCAATGGATTTACAAAAGCAATCCTACAAGAGGCTTGTTCGCTGTTTCGGTCACAAGAAGATGCCTTGAAATTACGAGGTGAAACACGAAGAGCTCTTATGGGCGCATCATTGTTTGTCGCATGTCGGCGTTTTGACGTCTCACGAACACATGAAGAAATTTCACATGTTGTCAATGTTTCCACACGTTCGCTATCAAAGGCTATACAGAGATTTGGAATTCAACTTGAAGACAATCCATTAATGAAAACACAATTATCTCTTGCAGAACGCATGATGAACGGACTTTGTATGAATGAAGCCCAACGACTGAGTGTCTTGGATAAGATTAGGAATATATTCAAATGCCCAGATGAAGATCTTGAACATACTCCTAAAGTAATGGTAGCCGGAAGTATTGCTTCTGTACTTTGCCAAGGTATGAATAAAACAGAAATTCGTAGTTTTCTAAAAGACTTTAGCAAGCATTCTGGTGTTTCTGCGGTGAGTATTCAGAAGGTGATTAATAGCCAGTAGACATTACACGATATACATATGCCTGGTTACTAGCAACAACACCATTATTATTACTAAGATAAATATTACTATTGTTCGAAACAAACATGTCTATATACGACCCAGTGTAATCGTAGTTAATTGAGGAAATGACCCCAGTTAAAGTACCATTACTTCCGTAGAAGGTAAAAACACGTCGATTGAAACCGAAACCAGATGGGCCACTCGTTGTATTTGCTACGAGGATCTCGATAGTAGATGGACTTATCGCAGTGAAAAGATTAGAAGTTGCGCCTATACCCAAATTCACGGCTCCGCGCCCAGTTGACATGCTCCCATTCGAAAGCACAACCCCGCCGATGTTATTTGAGCTATTGCTGACATTTGAAATAGTCTCGCTTGAAAGCACAACTCCGCCGATGTTATTTGAAGTAGCATTGGAATTTGAAATGTTTCCATTTGAAAGCACAACTCCGCCGATGTTATTGGAATAACCGACTGCAGAACGTATTCCTCCATTGTAGATGTCAAGTTGATACGGAGCAGTCGTATTAGACGCGCTTGATCCAATTATCAGGCCACTGCTGGCATCTCCGACTGAATTTATAACCGAGGCACCGGCTGGATGTAGTCGGCATCGTAAATTACCTGCGCTGTTTCCGGTTGTAGGATTGTAAATACCAAGAATTCCATTCATATCAAAGTTGCCGTATCCACTACCTATAACACTTGTGATTAGACTCCCTGATGGTTCTGATAAGACTATATTTTTGTTTGAAAGCACAACTCCGCCAATATTATTTGAAGCAGTACTACCTGTGGAAAACCCACCAGTTAATAACTCAAAATTGCCAGTTGGATGAAGATATGCTTGGGAGCCACCTCCTGAGTATAATATAAGGCTTGCCTGAGCGCATACATCATACACGCCCAGCCGGCAATCATTGACGCTCAAGGGCTGCATAATCATATAAAAAGTTCCAGAAACCGGGTCGGCAATGAGATTGTGGTTTGTTAACCGTATTCCACCAATATTATTTGAAGATGACGAAAGACTAAATAGACCACTTATGTTGCTAATGGAATAATTTGACATGTCTACGTTCAGGAGTGCAGGATATTGAGACCAACTGGAGCCTCCGCCACTTGCGTTATTCGTGATAGTATATACTCCATTGGTGCTAGACAAA